CTTCCGCGTGCGCGGCCGCAAAAATCAGCGGCGTTTTTGAGGTGAGCCATGGTCCGAGGCCGAAAGCCAATCCCAGAGGCAGCGAAGCGTCTGGCCGGCAATCCCGGCAAGCGGAAGATCCGGCCCGACCTGCCGGCCCCGGCTGGATCGCCGCCGATGCCGAAGCGTCTCATGGTCGAGCCGCTCGCTGTGGAGAAGTGGAACGAGCTCGTGCCGATCCTGCTGAGCCTCGGCACGCTCACCACTGCTGACGGCGAAGCGTTGGCGACTTTGTGCGAGGTGTACGCTGCGACGCAGGCGTGCCTACTCGAGCTGCGGGCCACTGGCCCGGTGATGCGAACCGACCTGGGTGGCGTCAAACCGAATCCGGCTGGCCCGTTGTATCGCAGTTTAGTGGCGCTCCAGGCTTCGCTAATGGGCGAGTTTGGCCTGACCCCGAGCAGTAGGACGCGGCTAGGTGGCAAGGAAGAAAAGCCAACCGACGAAGTCGAAGAGTTCTTCAAGCTCCACGGTGCCTGATCTCTGCAAAGAGGGGCAGGCCAAGTACGAGCGGGTGGTGCACTTCTTCGAGAAGATCCTGCGTCACAGCAAGGGGCAGAACGCCGGCAAGCCGTTCACGCTCCTGCCGTGGCAGCACCACGTGATGCGAGAGCTCTTCGGCCGGCTGAACCCAGACGAGTTGCGGCAGCACCGCGTCGGGTACATCGAGCTTCCAAAGAAGCAGGGCAAGTCCACCACGCTCGCCGGCATCGCTCTCTACATGACAGCCTTCGACTCCGAGCCGGGGGCGGAAGTCTATGGTGCGGCCTGCGACCGCGAGCAGGCGGGCATCATCTACCGGGAAGCGGCGTCGATGGTGCGGGCTTCGCCTGCGTTGTCTCGGCATCTCGAGGTGATCGACAGCCGGAAGACCATCGTTCACAAGGCGAGCAACTCGTTCTATCGCGTGCTCTCGGCTGACGCGTTCCGTGCTGAAGGGCTCAACATCCACGCCCTGCTCTTTGACGAATTGCACGCCCAGCGTGACCGGCGATTGTGGGACGCCCTGCGATACGGCGGTGCGGCTCGCCGGCAGCCGCTCATCCTGTCGATCACCACGGCGGGCTATGACCGCAAGTCGATCTGCTGGGAGCAGCACGCATACGCCGAGCGGTGCATTGCCGATCCCACAGTGGACCCGGCATTCTTCGGGTGCATTTACGCAGCACCGCCAGATGCCGGCACCAACGATTCGTGGAAGACCGAGAAGGTTTGGCGGCAGGCCAACCCGTCGCTAGGCGAGACGATCACGCTGGAATCATTCGCGGCCGACGCCAGAGAAGCCGAGCAATCGCCGTCGAAGCTCAATAGCTTTTTGCGATATAGGCTCAATGTTTGGACCACCCAGGACGTGCGGTGGTTGTCGCCTGACAACTGGGCCAAGTGCGGCAAGCCGCTGTCCGGCGATCTCGAGCAGCGTGAGTGGTACGCCGGGCTCGACCTTGCGACCACGTATGACCTTTCGGCATTCGTGCTCGTGAGCCAGGCCGACGATGGCACGTTCGACGTGCTGCCCTACTTCTGGGTGCCGCAGGAGAACGCTGCCGAGCGGACGCAGCGTGACAAGGTGGACTACATCGGCTGGATTCGTGACGGGTACATCAGGGCCACTGATGGCAACGTCACCGACTACGAGGTGATCCGCCGCGACATCGTTGAACTCTCGCAAAAGTTCAATATCAGGCAGGTGGGAATTGATAGATGGAACGCGACGATGCTCGCGACCGCTCTGCAAGGTGATGCCGTCAATGTGACAGGCTTTGGACAGGGCTACGGCTCCATGAGCAGCCCGAGCAAGCAGCTGGAGAACCTCGTACTCTCGGAGAAGATCCGCCACGGGAATCATCCGGTGCTGTCGTGGATGGCTGGCAACGTGGCAGTGCAGACCGACCACCAGGGCAACATCAAGCCGAGCAAGGCGAAAAGCACGGAACGCATCGACGGCATCGTCTCGCTGGTGATGGGCCTCGGGCTGCACGCCGTGGCGACTGCTAAACCAGCCGAGCAGAACTGGGACATCATCACCCTATGAACGAAAACGCCGTCGCCGACTACAAGATGTTCGACCTGCGTGGCATCGACTGGCCCGAGGTTTCTTCCAGCCGTACGCCGTCTGGCGTTCGCGTCAACGCTGACAACTCGATGGCGTGCTCGGCGTACACGGCCTGCATTCGGGTGATCTCGGACGCTGTGTCTGCCCTGCCGCTCCACGTCTTTGAGCGGCTTGCCAACGGTGGCAAGCAGAAGGCCACGAGCCATCCCGTCTACCGCCTGCTGCACATGCAGCCCAACCCGTGGCAGACGGCTCAGGAGTTTCGGGATTGGATGACGGGCATGTACCTCCACTACGGTGCGAGCTACGCCGAGATCCGCCCAGGTGCTCGCGGTGCCGTATCGGAACTGTGGCCGCTGCACTCGTCTCGGATGGAAGCCGAGCGGTTGGAAGATGGCACGCTGCGGTATCGCTACCGCGAGCCGAGCGGCCGGCAGACGGTCTACAGCCAAGAGCAGATCTTCGCCCTGCGGTTTACGACCGAGGACGGCATCAAGGCGATCCCGACGTACAAGATCTTCCAGAACGCCATCGGGCTGGCCCAGGCGTTGGAGGCCCACGGGTCCACGTACTTCGGCAACGGTGCCCGGCCTGGCATCGTACTGGAGTCTGATAACCCCATCCCGGCCGAGGCGGCCGAGCGTCTGCGTGAGCAGTGGGAGCGGATGCACCGGGGGCCGGATCGAGCACACCGCACGGCTGTGCTACCGAATGGCGTGAAGGCTCACGAACTCAGCGGCAGCAACGAGGCGGCCCAGTTTCTTGAGACGCGGCAGTATCAGGTGATCGAGATCTGCCGTGCGTTTCGCGTTCCTCCACACATGATCCAGAGCCTGGAACGCAGTACATACAGCAACATAGAGGTGCAAGGCACCGAGTTTGTGCAGCACTGCCTGCTGCCTCATCTCAAGCGATGGGAAGCCGCGATCTCGCGTGACCTGATCGTCGATGACGAGCGGTACTTCGCCGAGCACAGCGTGAGTGGCCTACTGCGTGGCGACCACGCGAGCCGGTCTGCCTACTACGTCTCGGCTCTACAGAACGGGTGGATGACCATTAACGAGATTCGGGAACTGGAAAACCTGAACCCGATCGGGCCAGACGGTGATCGCCACTTCGTGCAGTTGAACATGACCACGCTGGACAAGGTGGGCCAGGATCCGCCGGCCCCGGAGCCGATGCCCGAGCCAGCCGTCGAGGCTGAAGACACACCGGCCGATGACGCCGAAGGCCAGGCCGAAGAGGAGGACACGACAGATGGAACTTGAACGCCGCTGCCTCGCCTTTGAGGAAGTGCCCGAGGCCGAGCTCACGATTGAGACGCGGGCCAATGGCACGCAGGTCATCACCGGATACGCCGCCGTCTACAACCGCTTCAGCCTGCCGCTGCGGGAAGGCGGCTCGCAGTTCCGCGAGATCATCCTGCCTGGTGCGTTTGACAAGATTCTGACCCGCCAGCGTGGCAAGCAGGACGTGGTGGCGTTGCTGAACCACAACAGCGATCTCATCCTCGGTCGCACATCAAGCGGCACGCTTGAGTTGTCGAGCGACGAGAAGGGCTTGCGGTACACGGTGACGCCGCCCGACACGCAGGTGGGCCGCGACACGCTGGAGCTCCTGCGTCGCCGCGACCTCAAGGCGTCGAGTTTCGCCTTCGCTCTCGACCCCAAGACGGGCGAGCGGTGGACGAGCGATGAACAGGGGGCAGTGCGAGAGATCCGTGAGATCTCGATGTTGGCAGACGTGTCTGTCGTGCTGACGCCTGCGTACCCGGCAGCATCGGCCGCTGTCGCCATGCGGTCTTACGACGCGTGGGTTAATTCCCAGCCAGTCGCCGAGCCCACGCCCGAGCCTGCGGCCCAGGCGGATCGTTCGCGTTCGGCCCTGCGGGGCGTCGCCGCCGCCTGGGCTGCTTCTCTGAGGCTGCGAAATGGCTGACGCCCGCTGCACGTGCGGCGAGAAGTTGCGGTGCCGTTCTTCGCGCCCGTGCGGTGACGAGCGGCAGCGGTATCTACGCTGCCCGCGATGCGGTGCCCGTGGCGTGGTGTTTGTGAAAACAACAGTTTCTGAGGTTCGCTTCTGCAAGAGGGATGCCCGCTAGTGCGACCGTGAACTCCATCGGCAATACCGCCGGCGGAGAACACACGTGGACAACCTCAAGAAGCTGCAGGACGAGGCCGTTACCCTCGCCAACCGGATCGACGCCGTGCGGGCCATCGAAGGCGACGCGGACAAGATCGCCGAGCGTGACCTCGAACTCGAGACGCTGACGGCCGACGCCGCTAAGCTCGCCCGGAAGATCGACTTCGAGAAGTCGGTTGCCGAGTCGGCGAAGAATCTCCGCAGCGTGGTGGATCGCTGCTCGCCGGCCCCCGAGGCCACCGAGGAGCGGAGCGAGAAGGTCCGCGTCGAGGCGGTCCCGTTCTCGGGTCGGCTCCGTGCGTTCGAGAACGCCAAGGACGCGTACTCGGTCGGCATGTGGTTCAAGGCCAAGGGCGGCGACGTTGAGGCCAAGCGGTGGTGCCAGGACCACGGCGTCGAGGCTCGTGCCCAGGGCTCGACCGGTTCTACGACCGGTGCGGCCTTCGTGCCCGACGTTCTGTCCTCGACCGTGATCCGACTCGTGGATCAGTATTCGGCCTTTGCTCAGAACGCGACCAACGTGGTGATGCCGAGCGACGTGCTGCTGTTCCCGCGACGGACGGCCGGTGCGACCGCGTACTGGATCAACGAGAACGCTGCCATCACTGCCAGCGACCCGACTTCCAATCAGGTCACCCTGACTGCGAAGAAGGTCACGGGCGCGGTGGTCATCGCGTCGGAGCTCCTGCAGGACTCCATCGTGTCGATTGCCGACTGGATCGCTGCCGAGCTCGCCCTGACGCTCAGCAACGCCGTGGAAGAGGCTGCGTGGAGCGGCAACCCCAGCAACGCCCCAGCGGTTGCCGGGCTCGTCACGACCTACACGGGCGGCCTTCTGGCTGCGTCTGCTGCCACCTACGCGGCGTCGCTCGTGACGGCTGCCGGTGACACGCCCGACGAAGTCACGAAGGCGAATCTGCTGGCCATGATGGCCAGGGTTCCGCAGCACAGCCGTGCCGGTGCCAAGTGGTTCTGCTCGCCGTTCTTCTTTGCGGCGTGCATGCAGAACCTCGACCTCGCCCAGGGCGGGTCGGTGGGTTTGTCGCAGGGCATGGGTCCGACGTTCCTCGGCTCGGAAGTGGTCCTCACCGACCGCCTGCCGGCCGGTGCGGACTCGACGGGTGCCATCATGGCGCTGTACGGCAACATGGCCAACAGCTCCTACTACGGCATCCGCCAGGCCATCGAGATCGCGTCCAGCGATCAGGTGAACTTCCTGTCGGATCAGACCGTGATCCGTGCGGTGGCCCGCGTGGCCATTACGCACGCCAACCTGGGCACCGACACCGTCGCCGGCCCGATGATCGGCCTGGTGGGTGCGTGAGCCTGACGGCTTGACGTGAAGTGCAAACTGGGCGGGCCGCTCCACAACGGGGCGGCCCGCTCTCTTTTATTGAGGCACGCATGCTGGTCAAGGTCGGCGGCACGGAAGTTGACATCCGTGTGGAAGCCATCCTGTCGATGCCCAGGTTGAGTTTTACGGCCAACCATTTCGCCTGGGCTCAGGCACTCATGCCGCTTGGCATTCGCCCCACGATGGGCACTGGTGCGTTCTGGAGCCAGGTGAATACCCGCCTGATGGAGCAGTTTCTCGACTCAGCGGAATATTTGCTGCTTGTCGATTACGACAGTTTTTTTCGCAAGGAAGACATCGAGCACCTCTTCGCCCTGGCGATGACCTTCCAGTGCGACGCCATCACGGGCCTGCAGACGAAACGGGAAGACGGCCGCCCGATGCTCACGCTGAAAGGCATGCTGGACAACCCGCCGCCAGACGGCAGCACCAAGGTGGATAAATCATGGTTCGCCGAGCCAGTGCAGGAAGTGGACAGCGCCCACTTCGGGCTCACGGTCATCAGCACGGCCGCACTCAAGCGGTGCAAAAAGCCGTGGTTCTGGGAACAGCCAGATCCCAATGGCGGATGGGGCGAAGGCCGGGTCGACTCCGATATCGCATTCTGGAAAACGTGGCGTGCCAGCGGCAACCGTGTTTTCATCTCGCCCCGCGTCGTGCTAGGTCACGGCGAGTACGTCGTTACGTGGCCCGGCAAGAATCTCAGCAGCCCTGTTTTCCAATGGGCAACCGAGTTCACGAACACGCTGAAGCGCCCTGAGTCTGCATGGAGTGTGCCCCAGTGAAGAAAATCACATTTACCCGCGCGTGGCGTGCCTACCGCAAGGGGCAGTCGGTTGAGATGACGGGCGGGCTGGCGACGCAGCTGGTGGCTCAGGGCGTGGCCATCGAAGACCGGCAGCAGGATTTGATCGAGACGGCCGCCATCGAGCACGACGCCGAGACGGCAGACGCCACGCCCAGGAGACGAGGACGCCGTGCAGTACCGAAGTCTGACCAGAGCGACGCCGCCAGCGGTTGAGCCCGTCACGCTCGCCGAGGCCAAGGCCCACCTGCGGGTTGATACCAGCGACGATGACACCTACATCGGCACGCTGATCGCTGCGGCCCGTGAGTGGTGCGAAGAGTATCTTGACCGCACGCTGGTGCATACGCAGTGGGTGGTGCGGCTTGACACGTTCCCGCCGGACGGGACGCACGACATCGAACTGCCACGCCCGCCAATGGCTGCCGCTGGCACGGCCACGGCGGTGGCTCTGACGTTCACGTTTGAGAACGGCACCACGTCCACCTACTCGACGGCGAGCTACCGCGTGGACCGTGCCGGCACGCCTGGCACCGTGAAGACGCTCTACGGCCAGACGTGGCCGCCGCATCTGCGGGATGACAACGCCATCAGCGTTACGTGGTGGGGCGGGTACGGGGCGAGCGGCACGAGCGTCCCGGCCGCGATCCGGCACGCGATCCTGATGCTGATTGGCACGTGGTACGAGCGACGTGCTGCTGCCGACAACGCTGGCGGAGGTGAAGTGCCGTTTGGCGTGAAGTCGCTACTCGACTCGCAACGCTGGGGCTCTTACCGATGATCGACGCCGGCCGGCTCCGCGAGCGTGTCACGGTGCAGATCGCCAGCGGCACGACGAATGCCCTCGGCGAGCAGGTGCTGTCGTGGAGCAATTCGTCGGCCGTGTGGGCGAGCGTGGAAGGCGTGAGTGCACGCGAGTCGCTGGGGCTGGGCCAGCAGGAGATCGGCGTCACCCATCGCGTGCGGATGCGTTACCTGCCGGGGCTGACGCAGAACATGCGTTTCGCCTGGCGGACACGGACGCTGGAGATTGTCAGCCTGCTCGAGCGGGGCAACCGCAGCGAGCACGAGATCATCTGCCAGGAGACGATCCCGTAATGGCGAACG